GAAGATCTCATCCCTGTTAACGAATGTGTAGCTGCTAACAACCCTGAGCTTTCTGCAGATGCTATGGTTATTTATGATCGCGACCCAGATAAGCTCCAACTTGAAATCCCAGTGGAACTAGAATTTATGCCAGTTCAACAGAAAGGATTGGAATTTGAAGTTCCAACTCGTTCTCGCTTGGCCGGTTTGAACATCTACTATCCGCTATCTTTAAACATCCTAACAGGAATTTAATATCATGGCCGGTATATTAAATAAAACTGCTCGTCAATTCAATATTAAAGTTTTGGCGAAAGGTAAGAAAATCACAGTTCGTATTGCTCCTGGTTTCAACGTTGTTTCTGACGACGTTTGGAACTTGGTTAAAGAAGACGCATACGTGGTTTCTTTAAAGAAGAAAGGTTCTATTGACTTCGGTGAACATGTTGACGAACAGATCATGGAACGTGATCCAGACACAGAAGCTAAAGTAAAGGTAGAACCTGTTGTAGCGCCGGGCGGTAATACGCAAGGTGCTAGTCAAGGCGGTTCTGGTGATGCTTCATAATTGCTGTGGAGCTTCTAAAGGAAAGGAAAAAACCCAACAAGGTGCTTTTGCGCCTTGTTGGTAACAATCATCCGGGAGATTGTTCAATTATGAGAGGGGATAAAGATAGAAACTTATCTAACCCCCAGACTGTAAGCAATATGTCAGAGGAAAGGTTATGGAAGCAACTAGACCGAATGGATTCCAAGTTAGATAATATAGATGATTCGCTTGAAGGTCTGGTTAAGATAGAAGCCGATGTAGGGCACATGAGAAGAGATGTGGCAAGGTTAGATGCCAACACTCAACGTAATGCTGATTATATACACGAGCTACAAATGGACCAGCAGCACATGAAAACAGAACAAATGAGCCTTATTAGGAGAGTTGGAGTCTTAGAGCAAAACTCTGAAGATGTAAAAGGTAAGGTTTCAAATAACAAGTCTGTTTCTGATAAGAATGAGGGGCATAAAGAGTTCGGTGTTGGGCTGTTAAAAGTAATAGTCGCTTTTTTAACTGGTTATTTTTTATGGCTAATAACGAAGAAATAATATGGTTTGTACAGTAGAACATTTTAGAACTAGGTTTCCTGAATTTGCAGATGATCAGGTTTATGTAAAGCCTAGGATCCAGTTGTTTCTAGATGACGCAGCTTGTTTCATTGGAGATGATGAATCTAATTGGTGCGGCAAATATAATATGGCTCAATGTTATTACGCCGCTCATCTAATGGAAACACTTTCTTCTGCTGAAGCTGGGGATTCTAGTTCCAAAGCTGGTCCGGTTTCTTCTAAATCAGCAGGCGGTGTTTCTGTTACTAGGGCTGTTAGTACTAGAGAAAGATCTGAAACCGATGAGTTCTTATCTTCTACTATATACGGTCAGCAATATTTGAACATTAGAAATAGTTGTTTTTCAGGAATAGCGGTTATATGTTGAAGTCTAAAGTTAAGGTTAAAAAGAAACCTAAGAACGTAGACTCTAAAATAAATAAGCTTAAGAAAGCAATGCCAAAGAACCCGATAGTAAAAGTTGGGTTACCCAAAGGTAGCAATAATTACCCAGATGGTACATCGGTCATAATGGTAGGTTCGGTGCATGAATTTGGTAGTCCTGAAAATGGTGTTCCAGAAAGAAGCTTTTTAAGAAGCACTGTTTTTGAAAATGATAAAAAATATTTGGGCTTAACTAGGAAATTAGGTGCTAAAATATTAAAAGGCGAAATATCTGCCGAGTTGGGATTGGGTAAATTGGGCTTAATAGTACAAACCGATGTTAGGCAGAAAATAGTAGATATAAAAGAGCCGCCTTTAGTTCATAGAGAAGGTAATCCGTTGGTAGATACGGGTCATCTTTTAGAAACAATAACGTACGAGGTCGAATAATGCCTATAAGCGTCAAAGAAGCTATAGATGGTGATACGGCTAACAAAAGAGTTCTAAGGGTACGTTATAATTATGGCGGTTACGATGACGGGCTAGCACAGCCTAATTCTGAGGCTGGAAGAGTTTTAATGTTAGCTTCTGTCCAGCCGCCAAGCGGTAAAGAATTGAAAATGTTATCTGAAGGCGAAAGAACTTCAGATGTTAGAACAATGATATCTAACAAACCAGTTAGGACACCAGATGAAAAAGCCCAGGTTGCAGGGGACGAAGTAATATTCGACTCTATAACTTGGAAAGTAGTTAAAGTGTTACCGTGGTCGGCCTATGGTCAAACTACATCTCTAATAGCAAGAGTACAATAAATTGGAAGAAGTCCTAAACAAGTTACTTAGAGATACCATCAATTTAGTTATGATGAGTAGCGGTTTTGCTATTAAGGCCGAGCAGAAAGGCGCTATGAGGCCCGTAGGCCCATACGCTTCTGTATCTTACATAAGTTCTAAAAACTTATCTACTGAAGAATATGAGTATGATGAAAGAGACCCCGTAACAGACCTAGACTCTAAAGTTAAGGTTTCCAGATCTTACATGTTCTCCCTATCTTTCTTCAGAGATTCGTCTATAGATAATGCCAACAAGACTTATATAGGTATGGCTAAAAATACCGTCCAATCTATGTTTAGTACTATAGGTGTTGGCTTATTAGAGAGATCTCCCGTTAGGAAGATATCCCGAGTATTGGAAGACACTTGGGAAGAATCGTCGCAGTTTGATGTAACGGTTAACGTTATAGAGACAGATGAAGAAATTGTCAAGGCTATATGTGCTGCGACCGTTTCTGCTGAGTTTCAATATCGCGGCTTAAAATATAATTTTGAAATCGAGGCACAATAATGACTATTCCAGTTTCCAGTGTTGTTAACGTTTCCGTCAGTATCGGCGCTACGTTTCCAGCTAGAGCGGGGTTTGGAACACTTAACATAGTGACTGCCGAAACTGGCGTCATTGGGTTGAGTGAAAGAATCCGTTTATATAATAATGCATCGGCTGTCGCTTTAGACTGGCCTTCAGATAGTGAAGTGGTTGCTGCTGCTAACTCTTATTTCTCACAGCAACCTAAGCCTACAAAGCTAAAAGTATCAGTCCGAGCTGGTAGCGATTCTAACGGTGAGTTGCTAGGTTCTAAGTACGAAAACAACGCTACCAACCTATCGGCTATACAGGCGATTACGGACGGTAGTTTTGAGATTAGTATCGACGGTGATTCTGAAGATATTACAACTCTTGATTTTTCATCAGATACTTCTATGGATGATGTAGCGGCTACAATACAAGCCGGTCTTCAATCAGTAGGTACGGGCGGTTATTCTTCAGCTGTATGTACTTACCAAGCAACAGGCGAGTATTTCAGAATCACTTCTGGTACCACGGGTGCTTCTTCGTCTATTACTATCGCTTCTGCTGTTGATCCTGCTGTCGGTACAGATATTTCGGTACTGTTAGGTTTAAATTCTGGTGTTGTTTCCGCTGGTGTAGTTGCTGAAACTATAACTCAATCTCTAGATGCTATTGAGCAAAAAGACTCTGATTGGTATATGTTAGGTTTCACCAAAGAAGTTAGAGATCTAGTTCAAATTAACGGTGAAGACGCTATCGTTGCTGCTAGTGACTGGGTTGGTGCGAGAGTTAAGGTTCTAATGAACACAAGTAACGACACCAATAGTAAGGCTAACGTTAGCTCTGATATCGGTTCTGTTCTAAAGAATGGTAATTACCGAAGATCAATTACTACATACGCTTCTAACTCTGAAAAATACCCTTCTATGTCTGTAGCAGGTAGAGCAGCGACTGTCGATTTCAATCAGCCTAACAGCACTATTACTTTGAAGTTCAAACAGATGCCAGGTATTGAGAATGAACTTATTTCTCAAAACGAAAAAGCTATTTTGGATTCTAAGAATATTAACGCTCTAATATTGGTCGGCGATAGTTCTATGTACGCTGAATCATTCATGGCGAACGGCACTTTCTTTGATGAAGTACATGGTATCGATTGGTTCCAAAACGCTGTTCAAAGTAATGTTTTTGGAGCACTCTTAACTTCCCCAACCAAGGTTCCATATACGGATAAAGGTGTGGCTATTTTGGAACAGGCTTGTATTCGTGCATGTGACGAGGCTGTCCGTAACGGTTTAGCGGCCCCAGGTGAAACGATAGACGGTAGATTCTTACCTAACGGTTATGAAGTAGTCGCTTTGCCCGTATCTGAAATAAATCAGTCTGATGTGGATGCTCGTAACTACCCAGGTCTTTCTATTACTTTGATTGGCGCTGGAGCTATCCACGGTGCTCAAGTTAACGTTACTTTTGAGCGATAGGAGAACTTTAAATGAAAGATTATAGTTTTTTAAACACAACATTGATAGTAAACGGTAAAGAAATAACCGGTTACGACGATGGTGACGATGTTATCCAAATGGGCCGCTTGGAAGATTCGGCTTCCCATGAAGAAGGTGTTGATGGCGAGATGACTGTTGTGCTTAGCGCTTCTCGCACTGGCAACTTCATCTTCAGGCTAATGCAGAGTTCTGACGACAACGCATATATGTCTTCTTTAATATCTACCCAGGAGAACGGGTTTTTCGTACCTGTTTTTGTTCAGTTTAAAGATGTTAGAGGTAACGATATTGTTTCTGGTACACAAGGTTATATCCCGCGCCCTGCAGATATGAATCGTGGTCGAGGTGTTGGTGGTCAGGAATGGCGTATTGTTGTTGAAAGATTAGATATGCTCCATAGAGGCGGCGTATAGCGAGTTTCTGAAGGGAAGGTTACATAGCGCTACGATCCCGGCCAAAGTAGCGTTCTTCCCTTCAGAATTATTTGGCCGGGTAAATTTCTTGTCGGGAGAAAAATAATGGGTTGTAAGACAGAAACCAAATATATAGGCGAAAGAGAGTTTAATGTTACCCAATGGTCAGCAGAAAAAGCTTTCTTAAACCAAATAAAATTAGCTAAAATTTTCGCAGGCTCTATATCTACTATAGCTGGTGCATTGGCTTCATTAGAGAAAGAAGAATCTAGCGATTCAGATAAAATAGAAAAAGGCGCTAACGCTTTCGGTAAGGGTTTGGAACAATTGTTTCTTTCTTCAAACCCCGAAGAGATCGTAGCTTTTATGAAAGAGTGTATTATTGGTGTTGCTTGTGATGGCACTAAGATAACTAACGGTACTTTTGACTCTACTTTTGATGCAGATAGTTTGTCGGAAATATACCAAGTATTCTTTTTCGTACTGAAGGTAAACTATTCAAATTTTATTCCAGGCCAGTTGGTAGACAAAGTTCAACATCTGGCCAGTCTGTCAACGGGTTTTCCAAACTAGAGAAAGATTACCCGAACATAAACTTCATGTTGCATAAGCCTATATTGTTTGAACCGCCAATGTGTACTTTGAAAGAGTTACAAGATGGTACTTATTCGATAGACGACTTAGCTATGATGTGCGAACTTATAGATTATAAGATAAGCTTGCAACCTAAACCCAAATAGAACTTAGATTGAAGAGGAACCATGGACTTTCTAGAAGAATTATTAGTCGCTCTAGGTTTCGAATACGACCCTAAAGAACTAGATGAGTTTAGGAATGATGTAAAAAGCACCACCGACCTAATATCCGGGCTTGTAAAATTTGCGGCTGGTGGTGCTGCTGCGCTAACAGCTCTAACAGTAACTACCACAGCCGCCTCAGATGCCCAAGGGAAATTGGGAGAAGAGATAGGTGAGACAGCAGGCCAGATAGACGCTCTTCAGCAAGCATTAGTCCTATCGGGCGGTTCTGCTGAAGGTATGAGCTCTTCCTTAAAAACCCTATCTATTAGGGCTTCTGAATCTGCTAGAGGTGTGGGCGGAGGTGTAGAGGCTTTTGGCCTATTGGGTATATCTGCTGTAGATACAAACGGTAAGATAAAAAGAACAAGTGACTTATTACTGGAAGTATCAGGTAAGCTCCAAGGTTTAGATAAAGCTAGGCAGATAGAGCTAGCCGACAAGCTGGGTTTAGGAGAATCTATACGTCTTCTACAGCAAGGCCCAGCAGCGATACAACGTTACATAAGCGAAATAGAGGCTATAGGCGTAACTACTCAGGAAGACGCTAGATTATCTGCCGAATTTGCAGATAGCCTCACTATGGTTTGGCAAGTTATAAAGCAGATAAGTAGAGTTATAGTTAGATCCTTAGCGCCGGCTATGAAGTCTATAAACGAAGCTCTGGTTGACTGGTGGAAAGCTAATCGTGAAATTATAGAGCTAAATATGCCTAAGTGGATAGATATGGCTACTAAAGCTATAAAAATCCTTTCTACTGCTATTGTCGTATTCTTAGGGTTAAAAATACTCACTCATTTATCAGCTCTCATAGCTTTATTTAGATCCGCTTCCTTAGCTGCTCTTGTTTTCAATGGTATAATGTTAGCATTACCGGTTCTGATTAGCGCTGCTATAGCATCAGTGATAGCGTTAATGGAAGATGCTAAGACCTTATTTGAAGGAGGAGACAGCTTACTTGGGAAAATGATGGAAGATTTCCCAGAGTATAGAGATTTGATAATTTCGGTAGCTTCCGCTTTTGCCACACTAGGCGATATGGTAGCTATGTCTTTTAAAGGGTTAAATGATCTAATAGGTTTGTTTAAAAATAGTACTTTTGAAGATTTTAAAGAATTTATAGGTAATCTTCCTGGTTTCATAGGTAGTTTGATAGGTATAGAAGAAACCCCAGTTAAAGTAGGTGTTGAATACGAGCCTTCGACTCTCGATAACATAAGAGATTTTATATTTGGGGGCGGCCCAGAGCAAATGGGAGTTATTGGTTCATCGCCTATAACACCTATTTCCCCTTCACAATTACAACCTATTAATAATCAGAACAACCAATCTAATGTGAACAGCACTAATAGTACCACTTCGGTAGATACTATGAATATAAATATACAATCTAACAACGCTGATCCTAAAGATGTGGCTAATTCAGTTTATAATAAATTCCAACAAAGTATACAAGATGTAGAAACATCGGTGGATATATAGATGGCTTTTGAGCAATTATTTATAAGGGTTAATAAGTCTATAGAAGGTATTCAGCTCGACGCGGTAGTTAGCGAATCCCATGAAGATGAAGTTACCACTACTGATAACCCTGTTGAGCTAGGAGCTAATGTTACCGACCATTCTGTCAAGGAGCCTAATTTCGTAGATGTGGTTGCAGTGGTAACTAACACGCCACTAGGAACTTCGTCAATAGGGCAAATTGTTGATAATGTTACCGGGTTGTTTGGATCATCTACTGAAGGTAATGAGACGCGTAGCGCCGAAGCATATAGGTTGCTCAAAGAACTACAGAATAGAAGGGAGCTGGTAACCCTTCAGACCAAACTTGAAAAATATACAGATATGTTACTGGTTAAGATATCTGTGACTCAGACTTCTAAAACTTCTAATATCGTAAGGCTTAACATGAGGTTTAAGAAGCTATTCATAGCCGACACAGAGACTACTTTATTGCAAAAAGAAAACCTCAAAGAAGGGGTAACAACAGATCAAGCTTCCCCTGTTGTTAAGAGAGGTAGGCAAGAACCAGTAGTGCCCGAAGAATCTAAAAGTTCTTCTGTTTTAAAAACCGTTTTCGATTGGATATCAGGGTGAGGATAATATGATAGAATTAAACCTTACAAGCGATCCTCACCAAACATTTTCACAATCTGTGAATGGTATCGTTTATGATTTTGAAATAACTTTGAACAATAGGGACAATCCGCCCCAATGGAAAATAAGTATTTCCCAAGCAGGTTTATCTTTAGTTAGAGGTGTCTCTTTAGTTGGCGGTGTTGATTTATTCGATCAGTACCCGGATGTACCCATAGATAACGCGTATGTTTTGAATTTAGAAGATGTTTCTTTAGATCCTTCGGAAGAGGGCTTAGGTATTACATCTGGAGTTTTCGTTTTAACAGACGAAGAGGTAGCTTCTCTTGGCTAGACAATACGGTAGGAACTACCGGCTAACTGTTACAGACGTAGACGGCAATTCTAAGGAGATATCGGGCTTACATATAGAGTTTGAAATAACTAAGAGTACTTTGTCTTTCCCAAACCTAGCTAGAATATCCATAACTAACGTTTCCAAAGATACTCTGTCTTTCATACAGAGGAAATTCAATAATGTTAGATTAGACGTAGGTTATGGGGAAGACATAGGCTTGTTGTTCAAAGGCGAAATACGTAACGTTTTCCAGCCTAGGAACTCCACAGAAACCTATGCCGTTATATACGCTGGCGACGGCCAAGCCTCTTGGCAGAATTCTATATTTAACAAATCCTTTACTGGGAATATATCTTCTGGGGACGCGATAAGAGAAGTTATAGATTCTTTTAATTTAGATATAGGTAAGCTTGAAGGTTTACCTTCTGCTAAAGATAAGATTAGAGGTCAGACTCTATCTGGAGCGTCCAAAGATATAATGGATAAAATGGCAGAAGAATACGGTTTTACCTGGAGTATCCAGGATGGAGAAATAATAACTACGCCTTTAGACACACCTATATCTAATTTTGAAGCGGTTGTTCTGACATCTTCTACAGGAATGATAAATTCTCCAGTTATAACCGAGGTAGGTGCGGATGTTAGCTCTTTATTAAATAGGAACTTAGTGCCTAACGGTGTTTTCCAGATAAAATCAGAATCGGCGGATACTTCTTTATCTAATATTTTCTTAAGAGAAAGCATACCTAGAACGTCAGCCGAAGGTTTTTATAAGGTACAAGAAGTTACCCATAGAGGGGATTCTCGTAGGGGCGATTGGCTTTCTAATATTAAAGGTATAACATTCAATGTCTAATAATGAGAACTTAGCTACTGAAGCGAGTGTTATAAAAACAGCAATATCCTCAGCATTGAAAGACCTACATACTTCCATGCCCGGAATAGTAGATTCTTTTGACCCGGAAACTCAAACAGCTAGCGTTCAGCCCGCTATAAAAAGAAGATATAAAACGGAAACGGGGTCAGAAACAATAATAACTCCTGTCAATCTACCTTTATGTATTAATGTGCCTGTCGCATTCCCTAGGGCTGGCGGTTACGCTATGACATTCCCAGTTAAACAAGGTGACGAATGTTTATTGGAATTTTGCGAAAGGTCTTTCGATAAGTGGTACGAAGAAGGCGGTGTTCAGGAGCCAGCAGCTAGGAGGTTCCACGATCTATCTGATGGGGTCGCTATACTAGGTTTGTATTCCAAACCGAATAAATTAAGCGACTTTAATACCGAAGCGGTAGAGATTAGGAATGAAGATGCCTCTATTAGTTTGCAGCTAGGAAGCTTTGGGGTTAAAATAAAAGGCAACTTAGAGATAAACGGTAATATTACCCACTCAGGCAATCTAGATATGACTGGGGACTTAGATGTTACAGGTAATGTTGCTTCTAATGGTAAGAATATCGGAAGCACTCATTCTCATAACTTTACTAATGCTGATGGTATACCTTCTGTTACACTAGGGCCAAACCCATGATAAGTAAGTATTTAGATTCTAATAACAATTTAGTTGTTGAGAACGGTATTATAAAAAGGGTTTCTGATGCTGAAGAGGTTTCTCAACGTATAAAAACCACCCTTCTATTTTACTTGGGGGAGTGGTTTTTAAATACTTCTATAGGTATACCATGGTTAGAAGATATATTTATTAAGCCCGCTAACCTTAATAATATAGAGAGTATATTGAAATCTGAAGTTCTTAACGTACCAGGAGTGTCTAGGATTACTGACTTTTCTATGTCTTATGAGAAAAGCCCCTCTAGGAAATTAACAATCAATATGAATGTGATTAGTACATTCGGAGAAATAAATTTATCAGAGGTTAGTCTGAATGTCTGAGTTCGGTGTTACCCCAGAAGGGTTTTCTATAAAAAGATTACCCGATATTTTAGAAGATAAAAATCAAGCTTTAAAATCGGTACTTGGGGAAAATGTAAATATATCCCCGGATTCCCCCGACGGGCAAGTTAACGGTATTTATTCAGAATCCGATGCCAACCTATGGGCATTGGCTGAAATATGCTATAACGCTTTTAACCCTTCTTCTGCGACGCAAACCACTCTTTCAAACTTGGTACAGCTCAACGGTATACGTAGGCTGAAAGCAACAAACAGCTCTGTAACATTAACTTTCACAGGCGATAACGGTTCTGTAATACCTACGAATACTAAAGTTAGTACTGATCCGGTTAGCGGTATAAACGTTCAGTTCTCAACAACTGAAGAAGTTACTATTTCTGCTGGTACAGCTGATGTGTTAGCTAAATGTATAGATACAGGCCCGATAGAAGCTTCAGCCGGTACGCTAACAGTTATCGACACTCCTTTATCTGGTAATCTTAGCGTCACTAATGCTCTGGATGCTGACTTAGGCACCAATCAAGAAACTGATGTGGAGCTAAGGGTTAGGCGTGAGAATTCAGTGGCTAAAGCGGCATCAGCGGTTATAGATTCCATAGCTGCTGAAGTGGGTAACATTGATGGGGTCACTTCTGTCAATGTGTTGGAAAACGATACCAATGCCGTAGATAGTAATGGTTTACCTGCTCATTCCTTTAACGTTATAGTTTCTGGTGGTCTAGACGCCGATGTGGCACAAGGTATTTTTGTTAAGAAACCCATAGGTATTGAGGCTTTTGGCACCACAACAGTTCAGGTACTTGACGATCAAGACAACCCTCACGATATAGGTTTTTCAAGACCCACTCTTATACCCATATACATAATAGTGGATCTGACTATAGATTCTAACTACCCGGCCAACGGGGACGATCTGATTAAACAAGCTATAATAGATTATGCTGAAGGTAATTTAGTACAAGGTAGAGAATTTAGAGTTGGCGACGATGTTATCCAATCTCGCCTATTCACCCCTGTAAACCTAGCGGCTAGCGGGCATGATATAGATTCCATATTAATAGGTACTTCCCCATCGCCTACCTTGGAAAACAATATTACTATTGATATAGATGAGATTTCTAGTTTTGATATCGCTAATATTACGGTGAATTCATAATGGCTGAAGTGTTTAGGTTAGGTTTCGAGGGAACACTATCTGGTTCCCCTCAAGGGATGGATGACGATTACGGCCTAAGATGCGAGTTTTCATCGGGTTTGAAACTGGAAGAAGTAGGGCCTCCGCTACCGATAGAAGGTTCCAAATACCTAAGCGCTCAGCCGACTCAAATATGTATAATGACTTCGGATGATAGCTCTGTTTTTAACCTACCGGGTTCATTTTCCTTTTCGGCATATTTATACATAGAAGAATTACCAGATACTGGTCAGTCTTTAGTATTCTCATTAAATAATTTTGTCGGCGCTAGCTCCTCTGGGCCTAGGCTTAGAATAATTAATAATAAGCTGGTTTATGTGTGGTACGACGGAGTATCTTCTAATGATTTTGAAATAGGTGATTTACAACCTCCTTTAGGAGAGTGGTTTAAAGTAACGTTCGGTTATAATGGTTCTAGCCACTTAATATACATAAATAACCAGCTAAGCGCTTCTTATTCTGGGTCTTATACAGCTCAGACCGGGTCTGATCACGTACTAAGGGCATATGCGTATAACGGGGGATTCGTAGGATCTGAAAGATATTACCAATATATAGACATAATAACTTTGAATACAGGTGAGTTCTTAGCGCCGCCCATAACAGCGGATTTTGCTTCCACAGATCCTATAGAGAGCGCGTCTTTCTCTATGGAAACGGGAACTGAATTTGAACAACCTGTACCTATAGAAGTTATAAACCATAAAGAGCTAGCTTTATCTAGATTGGTAACTCAGTTTAGAGAATCTAACCTTAGAGATTATCTATGCGCCATGCTTAGTGAAGCGGATACTTTAGAAGGTGTATTCCAAGATATACTTAACGGTAGAAGTATAGACACAGCAGTAGGTAAGCAGTTAGACATATTAGGACAATTGGTAGGTCAGCCTAGGGAACTGTTAGATGCTTCTGAAGTTGTTTATTTTGGTTTCCAGGGTAACCCCCAAGCCAACTCCTTCGGAACACTTAGTGATCCCACGGTAGGTGGTAGGTTTAGATCTCTCGGTGAGAATACTACGGGTCTTAGATCGCTAACAGATGAAGAATATAGATTGTTCATACGAGCTAGGACTTTCAAAAATATAACTACGGCCACCATAAACGAAACCATAGACCAAATACAAACAATATTTGACGTACAAGACGTTACTATCGTAGAAGGCGCTGAGGCTGAATATACGGTAACGATAGGTAAAGTGCTCAGTACCAATGAAAAATTAATTATAACCAATGGTAACATAATTCCAAAACCAGCCGGCGTAACTGCTAATTATGCCGACTTAAACGGGCCGATATAATAGGAGAACCTACATGGCTGCAACAGATAAACCTGATATCACTAGGGTGTGGGCAGAGTTAGCAGCTGCCCCTGACGTAGTAGACCCAGGGGACACCAAATGGCAAAATGGATGGGGAGTGGAAATACCCCCTCACGAAACTTTTAATTTTTTACAACAAACTTTTTCCCAGGCTTTAAAACATCTTAGCGAATTCGGAATTTCCAAATGGGATATAGATACCAATTACCAAACAGGCGGTATAACGTTGGGTAGCGATTTGGTTTTATATCGGTCTAAAACATCAGACAATAGTGGTAATGACCCGATAAGCTCTCCCGCCAACTGGGAACCTGCTTTAAGTACGGATTATATTGTAAATAATACTTCCTTGCCAGGGTCAACGCTGGGAGACGTATTAGATTCCTTAAGTACAGACGAAATAGCTAATAATAGCCTGGTAGGAGCAAGCGGCCTAACATTGACTGAAGCTCTTGACGAAATTGAAGGTCCGACCGTTGCCGGCTTTGAACATTCCATAAGCAATTATAATTTCAATGGTATTTCTCAAACCCCTTTGAACCTAGCTAACGCACTAACTACTAATACTTGGTATAGTGTTGGTAGAAGTGCAGATTCTCCAGATGTAACTTTCGGAGCCATGAGTTCTTTAGGTGTACCTGATGAAGCTAAGTCTTTAGAAGTTATGGTGCTCGTAGATATAAATACCACGGCTAATTCTACTGGGGCTTTAGATTTCTCATTACATAACCGCCGTAATGCGGATAGTTCTGCTAAAGGTGACAACAATTTAGTCTTTGCTTTCTACGAACCTGTAACTTCTGGGCAACCTGTTAGGGTTAAGAGGACTGAGACTTTTAGCGTAGGTTTACAAGCCGCTAGTAAGCTTTTCGATATATTGCTAGATTACGATTTTAGCAATATCCCATTCTCTTCCTCTTATGTTAAGTTGTTCATCAGAGGTTTTGGTTATAGGTCTACATAATATGTTCAGATTGGGTAAAAACTCTCTAAATAATATGGTAGGTGTTAGGTCTGAGATGGTTGAAATATGCCATGAGGCCATACGTATCTCAACTATAGATTTCGGTATCCCTAAAGGCGGTGGTAAGCGCACAGCCGAATATCAGAATGATCTTTATATGGACGGCAAGTCTAAGTGTGACGGCTATGTTTCTAAGTCTAAGCACCAGAGCGGTGACGCTTTAGACTTCTATGCTTATGTGGACGGCAAAGCCAGCTGGGAAAAGGAACATTTAGCTATTATCGGAGCCGCGTTTTTACAAGCGGCTATTAATCTTGGTTATAGGATTAAATGGGGAGGTCTGTGGAAAGGTTTCTGTGATATGCCCCATGTGGAATTCGTGGAGTAGTTTTATGAACCCTTTAAACTTAGTAAGCGCCGGCATCAACCTAGCTTCTAACTTCCTTTCCAAAAGAGAAGATAGGAAGCTAGCCAAAGTTACAATCAATGGCAAGCTCAGAGAAGCTAAGCAGAAAAACGAGCAAGAGGTTGTTCTTAATCGCCAGGAATGGGAATCTATAGGTCAGATAAAACAAGATTCTACTTGGAAAGATGAGCTGGTAACTGTTGTTATATTATGGCCGTATGTTCAAATGTTCCTAGGAGGTATGGAAACCGCTTTCTTGGGAACAACTAATATGAGCGACGCTCTAAATATATCTCTAAAAGCCCTTGAATCTTTAGGTGTTGATATCGGTTACCTTATGGGTGCTGTCGTCCTTGCCGCTATTGGTATCCGTTACACTAAATCTTAGCTCTGTATTGCTTTATAGCCTCCCTCAAGTCGCGCTGCTGTTTGGCGCGGCTATCTAACCTTAATATCATAGCTTTGTCTATAGTACCGTTAGAAGCCAAATGGTGGACCCTAACAGCCCCTTTAACACCTTGTCTATATATCCTAGCGTTAAACTGCATATACTCTTCTAAATTCCAAGTTAAGCTATACCAACAGATATCGTTAGCTGAGGATTGTAGGTTAAGTCCGTGACCCATACTAGCCGGGTGACCTAATAATACTGGTATTTCCCCTTTATTCCAGCGCCTAACATAATCTTCAGTTTTAGATTCTGATACGCCGCTACCGATATGCGGAGTATCTTCACCTAAGTATTCTTTGAGAGCATCTAAATCGTGTTTGAAGTTATACGCTATCAGTACGGGTTTACCTTGTAGCTCCCCTAATAGCTCGCCTAGAGCTTTTATTTTAGCATCGTGTACCTTTATAACTTTCCTATCCCTCATAGCTTTGCGTATTTCATGTTCTTCCATACCTTCGGTATCTATGTCCTCGTAAACTCTACCGTTAGAAATCTGATGGCATTTTATAGATGCTTGAGCTACCGCTTCAGCAGTAACGCTACTACCGTCTATCTCAGCGAAAAATTCCTTTTCCACTTTCTTATAGATTTTAAATGCTTTCGGACTTATCTCAACGTCGATGTAGTTGAACATCAATTCCGGCATATTCAAATTGTCTTCAGATGACATTTCAATGACTACTTCAGAAACCGCTTTCTGTATGTTATCCTCAGAGCCATTTTTAAGCATCCAGTTATATTGGTTATAGTCCTCTGTGTAGAAATACTTATTCCTGAACTTGTAAAAATTTTCACCTAGTGAGCTACCCCCGTCAGCCAAATAAATCTGAGACCACAAATCCATCAGACCTTTCGGGGCTGGTGTGCCCGTTAGAAGATATCTTCTTTTGAAAAGCGGTAACATATCTCTCAATAATAAAAATCTAGTTTTGGCGGTGGGGTTTTTAAAGTTGGTGCTCTCATCCACAACAAGCATATCGAACGGGCAAGGTTTACCGAATTGTAAGCCCGCTAGTAACTCATCATATAGCCAAGGTAAGCCCGCCGGGTTTATTAGATATACATCTCTCTTTTCCCACAAGCTAGGTTTATTGTCTCCGTGTAAGAAAGTGTGAGACAAATGATTAAAGTTTTCCCACTTGGCTATTTCATTAGGCCACACCAGGCGACAAACTCTCAAAGGTGCTATAAGGAGTACTCCTTTAGACTTACCACAACCGAGTAATATTTTTATAGCCGCTAGTGTTGTTGAGGTTTTACCTAGGCCGGGGTCTAAAAACAGAGCGCCGAAATTATTTTTCAACATGAAGAAAAGCGCTTTCCATTGATAACGCCTAGGTAACCATTTAATCGCCACGTAACAAACCTCTCAATATATTCTCAGCTTGGCCCATCTCATCGCACACGTAATACTTGAACCCTAAACCTACCAGTTTCCTTTCTATAGATTTTTGAAGTTCAGTTTGCGTTTTACCTTTCTTCTTGAATTCTATAAAGATTACCCTACCTCCTGGTAACAACACCGTCCTATCTGGGAAACCTCTCTTGTTTAGAATTATTAGTTTTATAGCCCAGCAACCTCTAGATTTGGCATAGGTGACGAACTTACCCTCTATATCGGATTCTTTTACTTGCTTATTCAGCTCCACTTTTTTATGAGCGATTTTTATAAAATCTTTAACTGACATGTTTTCTCCAGGTATAAAAAAGCCGGGCGAACCCGGCTAAAGTACTGCTTTACAAGGGAAACTATAAACCTTCAATTTCTTCAATCGCTTCGGCAGCTACGCCTAATGCGCCGACTAGAGCGGTAGCTGCTTCCATGATCTCGTTAGCAAGATCTTTAACAGCGTCTGAATCACCAGACTTAATAGAATTGTAAGTTTGGGCAGTTAGGCCGCGCAGAGTAGATTTTGAAGTATCGATATTTTTACGAGCTTGAGCTAAGTCTTTACGAGCTTTCTTACGATCTTCTTTACCTGCATCTAACTCAGCTTTGATAGCCTTGGCACGCTCACGAGCTTCTTTTGCTTGCGCTTGGATTTGCTTAAGTTCTTCTGTTTTTGATACTTTTACATTTTCTGTCATTTTAATATTCCTGTTTAGTTTGATCCCGACCAAAGGTGTCAGTTGAGATTTCATTATGGTTTATACTTTACGATAAAGCAAGTGTTTTTACTAAAATTATATTGTTATTTTATAACCTATGTCTTTTAATATAGATCTAGCGTTATCCACATAGTACTCGTAATCTAAATCTCCAGGTAAGTTTTTAGGTAGGTCCATAATAGGTACGCCGCCGTCAGATTTAGGAACTTTATTGCCGCTAGTTTTATAATAGATAGCATCGAGTTCATGCGCCCCATAATACCAGCGGATAGCCTTACCTAACAACACGTTATCCTTAATAGCCCCGCCATTAACCGTCCTAAGAGTTAAAAATTTCCTTATATCGCCACATCCCCTGATAGTTTTTTCCAATGGTATTTTATTTGATAAAAACTCCTTAACAGCTTCTACGCATATATCAGAAGTTGGATTACTCCTAAGCATGTAGAAGTGGTCACTTTTATCTGAATACGCGCCCTTACCTTTACACCCTGATTCTTTAACAGCTATGTAGTTATTCACATCCCTACTATTAAGGCTCAGGTAATCCGTACCTTCTAAATCATAACCAGTTTCAAATTCCCAATCTGAAGTTATTTCCTCAGCTAAGCTTTCTAGTTCGTAAGGTATTTTGGTTACGATACCATCGGTATTAGCACTAACAACCTGGATACCAGCATCTTCTAACTTCTCTATCAGCATTATCAAACTAAGTTGCCCAGTGATAGTCACTTGCATCATTAAATCTGGTGAGTATATACATGACCATTTATTACCGAACTTG